AGGATACGTTCCATCCGTTTCAGACCACCAACATTGTGAAAAATTATTCCAATAAAGTTTGAGCTTTTTCCAGAATCGAACCTGGATTTGTCTTACGGGCAAATCCTCATTATCAAAATGATCTACAAGAGTTTTCAGATCTCTTGCTATTTCATTATCGGGAAGTTCATTTGCCATTTATGTTTATCCGACTTACTTGATGTTTATGTATATCTACTTGATGTATATCTACTTGATGTATATCCGATGTTTATCTACTTGATGTATACAGTCAGCTTACACCCAACTGTTTCTCAAGTTCTTCAACATTAGTTTCGCCAGCAGTCTTAGTTTTATCAGTCGGAACAACATCATCAACCTTAGCAATGAATTTACTATTCAATTCAACTCTAGCTTTATTTCTATCTTCGGCCTCTAACGCCTCACGACGCTTTGAAAATGTTGAAAGGTTTTGCTTAATCGGATTTACAGCAACAGCCGGAACTTCGACAACTTTAGGATTCAAAAGATTCAACAACATCTGTGTTAATTCTTTATTGTTCTCATTAGCAATATTCAACTGAGTCTGCAAGACTTCACAACCTTTGCAAGGCTCGTAATTCATCTTAAATAAATGCGATAGAAACCTAAGCATATAAATCCTTGTTGTCGTTTCTGCTAAACCACATAAATCTTATATAAGCTCGAACTAGTGGATAAACTTTCCTTTTAGCTTTAGTATAATCTTCGTAACCAAGATATTCAGGGCTTGATTTTACAAACCAATTATGCCTGGCTAAAAAAGATCTAAACATGATTATCTTCCCCTTCTTGCGAATCTTGATTGTCTACGAACTGCAACTTGCTGATTAACAATATTATTGCCACGTTCAAGATGTTCAAGTTGCCGATAGAATCGAGTCATGTCATTACTCTGCTTAAGTTCATTGATAATAGCATCTTTCTTAGCAGCAACTTCCATATTGAAATTCAATTCTCCATCAAGAAACTTCCTAACAGCTTTACAAAGATAACGAAGATTGTCAATTGGGTCGTCACCATCAAATTCTTGAATGTCTTCTGGATTACCTTTGTCGTCATTGTATATACATACAGGAATCGTCTCTATTAAAACTTTGCATGTATCGAATATCTGCAGCACCGGAATGTTTGTTTCTTCAGGCTCATCAAGAAACTGATTCTTATATCTCTCAAGTGACGCCGGCCCGTGCAATCTGAAGATATTCTGTGCCTTCGTTAAATCGTAGAATACTTCTCTGCTCTTCTTCGGTATTTTATTTTCAAACCTTAAAAAGTCATGAACTAGATTTAAAGTCGCTACGCGACTGCCTTGGTAATTTTCACTACTTGTCGGAGATAATCCGATGTATCGTTTAACCTGATCCGCGATTGTTTCATCTCCACGTTCTTGCCATGCAGAACCGCAGAGAATGAAATGAATAATATTCTCATTATTCTCATCATTAATATCTCTTACTTCGCTTCCCCAATAGGGAATATCTCGGCCTTGCCAAACTCGTTCTCTGTAAATGTATACACGCTTATCTGGGGAAATTGCGGCCCACATAGCATGGCACATTGCCCGCTTTCCCCAATCAATTGACAATATCCTTGGCCACCATTCAGGTATCTGAAATGGTTCAATAACATGCAATGCGTTATCTGGCTCATTAGGGAATCTAATTGGTCTAAAGGTTGTGAAGACGCTTCCCTTAAAGGCGTGCCAATCACCGTATTTCTTTGCACGTTTTTCTGCTTCTGGCAATAGCTCAAGTTTATCTGCATATTTTGGATCATATTTTAAACCATGAGGATTATCTTGTAGTAATGCACGAATAAACATGCGGGTTAGGCCGGTCTTGGAATCTCGTATTAAGACTCCACCATCTTCTGCCGGCTTTACAAATCTATTATAAACAAATGTTTGGCCGATTCCTCCTGGATTGCTTCCATTCCGAACCAATGCGACATTGAAATTGCTTGATGGTCTAACACGCGAACCAACTAAATAGATATAAGAACTTTCTTCAAAGTGTGTTAACTCATCGTAGAATGCGTAATTATACTGAGCTGAGTCATACTGCCGCACGTCGGAGCTGTGTTGGATATGCCCGAAGTCCATGTAAGAATTAAACGCCGGCCAGAACCAAACATGTTTCTGTTCATTATAAACTGCGCCAGTCTTTGGATAGTATTCTTTAGAAAGTCTTATGTTTTCCCGTTCCAAATCTGTAAACTTACGGCGGAGGATGATACCACGGAAACCATTATACTTATACCATCCTCTGAATAATGGAAGCAGTGTAAGAATCCAAGTTTTACCGCCGTATGCTGCACCACCGTATAAAACTTCAAATACATCATCTGGAATTTGCAGGAGTTCTTCTTGTTTATCAGAAGGCTTTATTTCTTTTATCAGTTCACTTCCTGGATCAGTGATTTGAACCATCGTATATCTGATGTATATCTACTTGATGTATATCTACTTGATGTATACAGTGTTAATAAGCAACATCTATAACCTGATACTGTTCAATCTTTCGCTGTTCCGGGCAATAAAAATGCAAATGCACATCGTTTCCTTTATTAGCTTTATCTCTTTCAGCTCGTTCCGCTCTAATGTTTCCGACAACCTTACTCATTGCAACAATGACACCAGGAAGCTGCGCTGGTTTGATGTCATCAAGTTTCACGCCAGCCATGTTGATTGCATTAGTCATTACTTCTAATGCTCGATCATGAGCTAATGCTAACTTTATCTTTGCGTCACTATCAGGAATTAGATTCTCCGAGTTGGCCTCATCGGCCGGCATTGAGGAATCATTAAAGCTTTCGCGATCGCCGGCCTTTTCGGTCACTACGAGATTATTAAACGGATTTAATGCCTGCTTAGTCGGAGGAATAAATAAAGACATAGCTTCATTCTTCTTATTATTCCTTAAGCCAGCCTTCATCTGATTAATCAGATTCAAGGGATTATTCAATCTCTTTGAGACTTCATCTTCTTTGATTAACATTTTATTATATCCCTTTAACAGCGAAGCTACACGTCGGCTGTCAGCCTCCATTGTCCTTCAAGTTGGGCTGTTCTGTCAATCTTTTTTTGTTGACTTTTCTGGCGCAATTTTATATAATTCAACTGAACAGTTCAGACGTCTGAAAAATTCAGATTTTATATTTTAACTTTTTTATTTTTTCAACAGCGAAAGAGTTTATATTTCAGGGAATAGATTAGAAAGCCATCTGAGAAAGAGAGAGTTCGTTTCATAGTCATCTGAGAGATATCAAGCTTTCCCCCGCGCGAGGAAATCGGAGTCCCATTCTATTGCGGGCATATACCCCGGCTTACTATATGCGTGTGATACAGGCGTCGAAAATCTCTGGCCCATTTCAATACAAAACAGTATTGTAATTCTAATCACGTAATTGTAATGAGTGTTAAATTCTCTATTGTCAATAGCTTACAGCCAACACGGGCCGATTCGTGTAAGTTCTATACGACAAGAGTGTAATGTGTATATTAAATAGCCGGAGAGAATGCGCCTAATTCGAACTATTCAGTTGGCATATTCATTGCTATTGTAAGCTGGTGGAGATTACGACAATGCAGACCATTACCATACAAATTCAACATGCCTCTGGTCCGATTCCCGGCTTGAATGTTGATTCCTTCTTTTGCTACATTGACGGCAAGCAGGTCAATTGGTGCCATTCTTGGAAAGCTGTAATAGAATGGCTTATGCGTATTAACGCGGACACTGAATGTCAGATAAAGGTTAGAGGTTAACTATGGCTTTACCTAAACGCGGCTGTGCTGGCTGTGGTGACATGACTTGGAATAATGGTCAATGTGGCTCATGCAAACGCTGTCATGAGTGCTGCCCCAAACTTTCGGTTAAAGGCTCATGCGCTCAAAAGACAATTGCGAAAGAATCAAAGATGTCACCAGCACAACTTGTCAGAAGACGCCGAGCACAAGACCGCTATACGCTCTACTGCCAACGTGAGAATTTCGATTCTGTTCGATTCAAGAATCGAGGTTAGACCCTAGGGCTCGCCACAATCGAGCCACTGGGCGTAGCCTTCGGCTGTTAACTGCTTTAGGGAGATAATCAAATGAACATAACACAAGCAATCGGATGGGCGATACGCGGGCACGAAGAGACTAGCAGCACTCATTGCGTAGTGCAGTATCCGGGCGGAGGTTATATCGCCTGCCAAGGCTTGCCAGAAGAGTTCACGGGCTACACAATCGTTTACGTTACGATTTGAGGTTAGACTCTAGCCTACGAGCAATCGCGGGCCAGAGCGTAACCTTCGGTTGTTAACTGTATAAGGAGATAATCAAATGACTTACGAATGCTCAATCTGTCTGGATATTAATCACGTTAGCCGACTGCACTGCAAATCGTGCGGCACTACGCCCGCGCAATATTCGCCAGTTGGGAAGGCTATCTGTCTGCACGCTGAGACGCAAATCCCTTATTACATCGCTAACGC